AGGGGGATGCTGTGATATTTTGAAGTGCCGAGGTTTCCTTAACGGGGGCAGGGCGAAGCAATCGGATAAGTTCACCAATCAAAAAGCGGAATGCTACTTTAAACTTGCAGAACTTGTTGAGCAAAACAAAATTATTTTCAAGGTTAGCCAGTACCGTGATGTGATCGTGCAAGAACTGGACATGATAAGACGCAGGCAACCAAAAGCGGATGGCAAGCTTGCGGTGATAGGCAAAGATGAGATTGCCCGGATGCATGGTAAGTCACCTGACTACGCTGACGCAATCATGATGCGCATGTATTTCGAACTATTCCCAAACTATGGCAGCTATTCGTGGGCGTAGGTGATTGATTCTCAATTACACGTTTGTTAAAATTTGTTAAATTTGTATGTCACCTATTGTGGGGGTAAAAAGTTACACTACATTTGTCAAACAAATAACAACAACACCATGAACACAGTAAATTTTTCAAACAGCAAATGCGCATTCACTTTTGATTTCAACAGCAAAGAAATTAGCGGCTCTGATTACACTGATCAAAACAACATGCCGCGTTGCTACAACAGAACAACACGCAGCATGAAGAAAGCGTTGCAACAGGTTCAATCTTTATTCAATGATGAATTGAGCATGTATCAAGTTTTGAATATTATTACAGAAGCAGGCGTTTCAATGCGCAGTTACTGTTCAATGGATTAATTAAACAACAGGGGTGCGGCTGATCAACGCACATAAAAAAAAACAACACTATGAAAACAGCCAGCACCATCCTTCGCTACATAGTAGCCGCCATTATTTTTTTAGCAATTCTTAACTATTGCCAAGAGCTGAATGATTGCCTGATGAATCACTAAGCCGTATCTTTACAATCAATCATTTAATCAATAACAACACACATGAATTTTCACAAAGACAACCTCGAAGCACTGCAAAAATTTCAACAGATGCTCAACACTTCACCCGATCAAGTCGGATTAGAAAAGACACCCGATGGCAAAGCCGTTACCTTAGTCATTAGTCACGTAGAAACAACGCTAGACGAAATGTTCTTTGGGCATTGGCGCACTGAGAACTTTAAGTGGGAGCGCATGGCTAATGAAGTGGTTGGCTCACTTGATTTAGTAATCATTCACCCTATCACCGGCTACGAACTTCGCAGGACTGGTGCAGGTGCAATAGTCATTATGGTAGACAGAGTACCAAGTCAATTAGCAGCCGACCCAATAGAACGCAATAGGTGGGCATTAAACGCAGATAACAAGAAACCTAACGCATTGGACCTTGCCTTTCCTAAACTCAAGACAGAGTGCCTTAAAAACGCTGCTGTGTCATTTGGTAAGTTGCTAGGGCGTGACTTGAATAGAAAGAACGTAGATATTTACAAGCCATTCAAGTTGAAAGGTACATTGAACACATCAAACAAGGATGTGCAATACCTAATGGAACTAATAGACAAGGCGAAAAACCTAGACGACTGCGACATTATTTTGCAGGCATGCCCGGAGGAGTTCTTTCAGCAGATACAACCGTTAGTAAATGTTAAAAAGCAACAGCTATCAGTGCTATCATAGTACATTTGAAATCAATAACACACACACACAATGGAACAAACTTTATTTAGAGCATCGCAGTTAGGTAAGCTAATGACTGATGCACGGACCAAGACAGGACTAAGCGAAACCTGCAAGAGCGCACTGCTGGACATCTACGTGCAACAGAAGTACAAACGCTACAAAGAAATTAGCAACAAGTACATTGAGAAAGGACTGGCTGTTGAGAATGATGCTATCGACCTTTGGCGCAGGGAGCGTGGTGCAATCGTGTTCAAGAACGAAATCAATTTCAAAAATGATTTTTTATCCGGTACACCCGATTTACTTATCAAAGATGCATCAGGTAGCTGCATCAATGTACCCGACATCAAATCAAGTTGGGATATACACACCTTCATAGATTCAAAGGTGAATGATTTAAGCAAAGACTACTACTGGCAAGGTCAAGCATACATGTGGCTAATGGGCGCACCTACTGCAACGTTTTGTTTTGTGCTTGTCAATGCACCATCGCAAATGATTGATGATGAAAAGTACAAACTTGCACGCAGGATGAATTTGATTGATCCACAAGCCGACCCTGAATTCATACGCAAGGCATCACAGATAGAACGCAATATGATTTTTGACATGCCCACATTCCTTGCTGAAAATCCACACGCGAATCTTGAATGCGACTTGTCTGCATGGGAATACGATATACCAGTGCAGGACCGCATACACGAGAAGGTTGTTGAGTTTGATGCAGATGCTATCGCAAAGCTGCAAGAGCGTGTGCCTATGTGGCGTGAATACTTAAATACTTTAGCACTATGAGTAATGATTTGATATCCCATAAATTTTTGATTAGTGCAGGATGCGAAGAACCTAAGAGATATTACGATGCACGATTAGACCAATTTTGTGTTTATTATAAAATTGAAGGATATGATTGTGACATATTAATAAGACCATTAGCGCAGGTTATAGGCGAAGTTTCTCCATCAAAACAAGTAGATGATTATTCGGATATTGAATTTTTAATGCGACATCACACTGGAGATTGGGGTGTATTTATCAATAATCTCAACCATCATTTAGTAACCTTACATACTGAACAGGAACTTTTAAATTTGTTTATAGCTTGTAAATGTCCAAAGTATACAGAAGAATGACCACTGACCAACTTAAAGACCATGTGCGCAATTCAATGCAGCACTACTACAACAAAGAACAAGTAATTGAATTAATCAATAAGCTAAACAATGAAAGCAAAAGACAAAGCATGGCAACTGTACTCAAACTATTTTGATATAGTCGAGAATGGTGAGCAGTTAGGACAACTTGCATTGGTGCATATCAAAGCTGTGAACGCAGCACTACACGCAGTGGATGAAGCACTAACATACGCACCCGATGACATCGTAAATGATTTTGATGGCACTGGCGAATACTACAGCGTGAAGGCATACTACATGCACGTAAAGAATGAACTACTAAAATTGAATAATCCAAAAACGAAAATCGAATGAAAAGGCACGGGCTAAAGTTAACATACGCTTGGAATCAATTAGAAGGCGTTAGAGACTCGATAGAATATGAAATAGGCGATTTGGTTTACTTGTATTCAATAGACGAATCTTATCGACGCCTACACCCATTCTATAAATACGACGCTTGTTTGTGCCGTATAATTGAGGTTAAACCCTCTCAGGATGGTTTACATTTAGAAAAATACGGACTCCAAAGAGTCAAGGATAAATGTAAAATTTATTGGTTCTATCCTACGTACATGGAGCCCGCCTTTGAACCAAACTAAAATTGACAAAGTATGAAGCGAAAAGAATTGCAGCTGCTGAACATTGATGAACTGCGTGCGCTGCGACACGATAGACTTGGTACTATTGGTGCAGACAACAATGAAAGCAATAAAATACGCAGAGACTTACTACGAATACAAAAAGAAATCTACACAAGAAACTATGAAAGCAACACTAACCTTTAACCTGCCCGATGATCAGTATTCATACGACTACACATTGAATGCTGCCCGGTACAAAGATGCCCTTCAAGACATCATGAACATCATGCGAAATGAAGTGAGGTATGGCAATCACGATGAAGGCACTTGCGAAGTGATAGATAATTTGTACATGCAGTTTGGTGAAGTAGTAGGTGAGTTGTTATTGTAACTACATTTGCAATGTGTTTATGTTATTGATTGATTAAAATGCTCTGCAACGGTGGGGCATTTTTTTTTATCTAATCTTACCATTCACAATCCTGTAGTTGTTCACTTCAAACTCTTCATCTTGCATCACACGCACATGCGCAAAGCCGTGATGGTGCTTGTTGATCGGCATGTAGTCGGGGTGCAACTCGCATAGACACGCAACACTCCAGCACGTAGTCAGCTTGCCGTTTATATTTGGTTCACTGTGTTCACTTGCTTGGTGGTGATGCCCACAAAGCGCACTGTCTTTGGCACGTAAAAACAAACCTCTTGCAATGTTCACAGGACTGAATACAGACATGCCTAATTCATGCCCGTGTAGTATTGTCAACTTGCCTGCGTGAATGATTTGCTTATCAGGTATGAATGTGATATCTAACTTATCTAAGTGCATCAAGCTTTCAAAATTGAACTCATCCATGCCGAGCAAGTCAGGTGCATTGCGCATGATGTAGTGATCATAGCGCACATCGTGATTGCCACACTTGTAATAGATAGCAGCGTTTGGAAACAGCTTGCGTACTGTGGTCAAAAATTGCCTTGTCATTAACACCTCATGCCCTAAGTTTCTTTTGCGTGGGTCTTTCTCAAAGCGACTGATAGCATAAAAGTCTATGATGTCACCATTAAGCAGAATAGTATTGACATCGTTGTCCAGTCCATACTTCAATGCAAGTGTTAGTGCTTGTATATTGTGATACGGCACATGCACATCACTAAGTAAAAGAATGTTATTGTGATTGCTCGGTAACTTGTACGGCTTGTAGTTGCTTTCTTGTGATGGTGGTAAGTCAAGTGGGTTAGATAGACTTGGCACTAACTCATCGAGCATGCCATTGAAGTCATTGTACATCGTTTGCAGCTTGCCTATTGCACCTTGTTGCGCTGGCTTACTAACTACATTGCTTTGTGTGCCGTAATGCCTCTTGCGCCACCCTGAATACATTCTCTCCAAAGACCTTTCTGATAGTGGCAGGTTGTGCTTTTTGATTGCGTCCTGCACACGCTGCACAACAGTACCCGTGCTTTCATACATCTCTTGATAGATAGCCGTGTACTTGCTTATCATTACTGTTTGCCTTTTAAGTAGCCAGTCAGTTCTGCAATGTTTGCGCTAATAATTGCATTCTGTGTTTGGATAGCATCAATCTTTGATTCAAGCTTGTCGGTCTTAGTCATCAACTCCGCTTTTTGCGCACGCATGCTATCTGTAATTGTACTCATTTCTCTTTTATGGTATGATTCAAGATTGCTAATTTTTTCACTTAGCTTGTCATCACTTCTTTTCAAAGCAAAGTATAAACTTGCTAATGAAACTGTTCCTCCTACCAGTGTTGCCACATCACGCATCTCTAATTCCATAGTTTTTTATAGTATTGCAAAATATATAGTAGAAATTGCCACCGCTGTGATACCTATAGTGAGCGCAGTGTTCGTAATTATTAACCGTGTATTTCGTTTTTTTAGTTGTTTGATTTCAGCATCTTTCTCAGTGGTTATAGCCTTGTCGATAGCTTGCTTGTTTGCATATATTTCTGCAAGTGTTTCATAACTGCTCGCCTGTATGCCTGTAATCTTTGCGTAATAACTCACTTTCAGCTGTTCCATCTGATACAAAGAATCAATTTCCATCGCAGTGCCATACCAATATATCATGCTATTGTAGTTGAGATTGAAAAGTTGAAGATCGTAGGTTGTAAGTTCGGGTGTAAAATCCTGCTTTAAGTAAGCTGTCCGACTTTTTGAGCGTTGTGCGGAACTGAGCATTGGCATTAGTAGGAGAAGCAGAAAGAATGTTATAGGTTTCATTGCGATATATTTCATTGGTGATTTGCTGGTGTTCAATTATTGTGTCCTGATGAATTTTGAGTGAATCAATTTTTAGAAATATGCTATCTGCCTTGCGATTATTCAAGTTAATCACATCGTAAAGTGAATCATTGATTGAACGCAGCCTATCAATAGCGGGATCACCCTTGTCACGGCATGACTTTACACTTACAATAGTTAGTATAAGTACCAAAGTGGCAACCGATGCAATGAGCACAGTGTTTCTTAGTTTGATTTTTTCCATCTTGTAATGTGTAAGTTTTTTGATAGTGGGCGAATCTTGTAATACACACCATCACCCGTGCGACTATCTCGCATGCCCTGATCATTCGTGTTGCCTTCAATGGTACGCACTGAATACTTTGCAACTCTGTCCACAATGCCAGTGTGACCTATGCCCTTATACCTTTTGTTGTAATCTGTGCTGTAGCTTAAAGTCATTACAAGCACATCTGCATCACTGAATGCCTTGACAAATTTACCGCCCGTAAAAATCACATCATTGCGATTGTACGCAGTAGGTGCCCATCCGTTAATCTTGTGAGGTATGCCACACTCGTCAAGCATAGCCACTACAAAGAATGAACACCATGCATAGCCGGGTTGCCATCCTACTTGCTTCATCAGAACAAGCAATGCAAGGTCGTTGAAGCCTTGATTATTACCACCCTTTTCTCTTACGCCAACAAATGAAGCTGCTGTTGCCCTTACGCAATAGCCGTCATCAGCATGTGTAAGATGTACAGGTAAGCAGCAAAGTAGAATGCATATAAGAGCAGGTACAAAACAACC